ACCATCCAACACTCTGTTTATTTCTGTGACTCTAAAATTATAACAACTCTTTCTGCTCGGTGGTTTCATAGCACCCATTATTCATCTCCTTAGATGCTATATTTAGTATGTATATAACATAACCTAATGCCATACAAACAGAAAGAAATACCATAAAGATCACTGACCAAACAGGGTCATTGACATTACTAATCATAAGTTTTTTTTCTCCTCTTCCTCTTTTGGTTTGGGAACAGGAACTGTCACCGTTGCTTTTTGTGTTCCACCACCATTTCCATTAGACTTTGAAGGTGTTACACCAAATGTTGCTAATGTACCAGTAAAAACACTGGCAATAAAAGTAGGGTCAATTTTTTGCTGAGGTATTCCTGGAATTGAAACATAGTTTAAAGTTAAGATTGCACCTGTCCATGTCAATACAATTAATCTAACCAAGCTTGAAATTCCTTCTTCATGCCAATGGAATCCATCATCATCATGATCTTTCTTCTTTTTTGGAAGCATTGACCTGATAGTTTTAATCATTACTATTTAGTAATATACCCTTCATCAACCAAGTATTTTTTTGTTAGTGGAGTGGGTTCATAAATCTCCCACATCTTTCCTGTAGTACATGCCGCAAGTGCATCAGCAGTCATTCCTTCAGTTCTTCCTGCCCATGATGCTTCTGCTTCCCATGGAACAGCAGTTTTTGGATAAGTACGTTCTACCATTTCTCTCCAGATAGAAGGAACATTATCTTCAGGAAGAATAATAGCAATCAGTGAATTATCGATTGTTCCTGCCATACAATCTTGTGCTACATGCCATCCTTCATGTCGAACTACACTCATCAATGTAGATTGTCTACCCATAAATGCATCATTCAGAAAAAAGTTATTACTTACAGTATGATAAACACCACGATTACCTATCGGAAAATATTTCTGATCTCCTAGAAAAACCATAACTCCGATTTTATCAAGGGAGTCCAACATCTCATTAAACTCAGTAGCAACAGCAGAATAATCAGAGTTGGGATAACTATCTTGAATATCTTTGATACTTGTGATTCTTTGAACATTATCGGTGCATTCCCGTAACATCATGCATCCTAAAGAATCATTACTATTGTATCCTCTGGTTATTTTTTCATCTCCAGCATATGCTGTTCCTGCTAGTGCAGCACATCCAAGAAGAGATAGTAACAGTTTTTTCATATGTAATATGCCTCAAAATATTTAATAATACCATTAGTATTTACATTACCTTGAGATACCCAATCATGAGCACATTCATACATTGATTGATTACTGTATTCCGGTAATGATTCTTTTAGTTGACTACCATATTTAGTAAGAAGAACTTTAAGTGCCGACTCACGAAGTTTTAACTTCTCTTCACTGTAACGCCAATCTTCAATCACCGAAACTGCTCCCAACCTGTTCCTGATTGCCAACCACCAACACCAGTCGGATTCAGTTGTGTTGTAGTTTTACCACTATTAGTAGCAATACGATAGATAGTCTCATGAATATTTTTTGGTTCTACTGTATTATCCTCATGTAGTAATTGTTTTTCAGATACTGCATGTTCATATGCTTCTTTGATAGTTATTTGACGATCAGATAAGACTGCTGAACCAAACCAGGAATCATCTTCCAAATACTCAGGAGCAGGGACAGTTGTATGAAATAATTTTTTAATAGATTTTAAAATCATACCCATACCATTTTCTTAGTGTAGTCATATGCATAAAGTTCTCTATTACCTTTAATACCCCATCCTAACCAATAGTATGCAGGTCTCATGTAATAAGATACTGTTTGTCCACCACCTTCAAATTGTGGAAGTACACGTTGAAAGATAGGTTCATTAATCATCCAACGAACTTGACAATCTATTTCACTTGGATTGCAACTATACTTCACTGCAAAGTTTCCAAGTCCTCTATAACGATTGATAGAAGTCCACTGAATCAATCCATAACCACCTCTCAAACAGTTCTCATAAGTAACACGAGCACCGCCCTCACAGATGTTAGCAATGAACTTAGATTCCTGTTGAATGTTTCCCATGATTGTAGCAAGAGCATTACGATCAGAGATCTTTGTGTGCTCTTGTAATGCTGCTAAAACAACTTGCTCATTAGGAGTACACTCAGGACACTTCCAAGTCTCTTCCTCCACAATAACAGTTTCTTCTACAGGTTCTAATTTTACTTGTTCAGGTTCTGGTGGGGAAGGAATTGCAAATACACTTGCAAGAACTCCAATTCCAAAAAGTGATTTAATCATTGTCTCCAAGATATTCGAGTGAGTAGATTTCATGATCCTCAAGATTAGGGTCTAACCATTCGGCAAACTCTGACTGAATCGCATGAGCATCTTCTACAGATTTTAGCACATCATCCGTCTTCATGTCACACAGAATGTGCATTCTGTCAACTGCCCACTCATGAGTCACCTGTAGAGTCTTTTCCAAAATTTCCATAATCTTTCCGCATGTAACGGCCGAGAATGTTGCTATTATAGTATGCTGGTGCTCCGTTGTCAAGTGCCTCTGATAGCACATTATTTAGAAACAACTGCTTGGTCTCCTCAAAGTTACAATCTCCCTTCTTCTCATGAAGACTTAGTATTACTCTACTGAAGAACTCTTTGCCGTATCTTTTTATATCTTCCTTTAACTCAGGACAAGAACCATAATATTTCTTCCAATCAGATTCTTGTTTTACTTTTCTCTTTTTTCCTGGTGGGGTTCTGAATGACCAAAAGTATTTCCTTCCAAGGTATTTTCTACCGGTGGTCTTATTGGTAATACAGTAAACAAAACCAAAGTAGTTCCCAATAGCATCAGACTCAAAAGGTTCATTATTGTATATCCAAGAATTCTCATAACTCATTGTATAGAACTCAATGAGCTATTATTTATCTTTAACGGGGACAAACCTAGTCTACATAAAAAAAGGAGACTTGTCAAGCCCCCTTTGAGTATTATGTGAGTTTTCTAACGCAATCCAGCATCTTTATCTTGACGACGTTGTGTTCCTACAACGGTAGTTGCTCTAGATGCTAGATTTTTAGCAGCAGTTCCTCTCACACCAAAGTCTCTATTTGGATCTTCTTTCCAGTCATCTACTTTTTTAGTTTTTTTTTCTCTGGAGAGAGGAAGTTTAGCATTAGCATATGCCTCTAGAATGCTCTCAATGTCCTCAGAGTCAATCTCATTGACCATCAACCATTGCGCCTCTTGGAGGTCTTCTGCGATGCCGTAGTCGCACAGGAACTCGACTACTACATTATAGGTCTCAACCTCTTCAGACATTCTCTTAGCAACCTTAGATGCTCCTGAAGCAACCTTCTCAGCACCTCTTCTGATTAGACCCTTAAGTCCTTTTCTAGCAGCAGATCCTGCCCTCTCAGGAGCATTCTTGACTGCCGTCACTGCTTTTCCACCAGCAAGTTTTGCTTTACGTCCTGCTCTTCTTGCTTCATCTTTTGCAATTGAACCAGCAATTTGAGCACCTGCTTTAACACCTTTTGCTGTATCAGTTACTTTTTTAACACCCCTATTAAGTTTGCCACTAATATTTGATTTGATTGCCGATTTTGCTTTATCTCTTACAGACTTGAACGCAGTATTTGTTGTTTGTGGAGTAAGATCTTTTCCATGTTTGTCCTTGAGTTTTGTTCCTGTTACTTTAAGTGCAGTAGAAGCAACAGAACTCTTTGCCTGATTTGTTTTTTTCTTCGCAGTTTCTCTAGCAGAATCAAAAGCACCCTTTGCCCGACCTTTTACTGCTGCCTTGGTATCGTCAATTTTCTTTTTGCCAAACTTTACTTTGGCACGATTACGTCTTGCTTTGTTTACTTCATCACGATTTTCTGTGTCACTACCATAAGTAACCTTTGCTTCATCAAGAATTTCTTCAATCAATTCATCATCAAATGCACATTCAATGTCATCAATATCATATCCTTCTTCGATGAGTTCAGAAACAGCATCTTCCACTGCTTCTGTCAACTCTTCATCAGAAAGTTCTAGTTCTTCATCTACTTGAGGAGCATAGATACTCTCATACAAACTTCTGATTTCTCCGTACTCGGACTGCGATAAAGCTCTCATCGTAATTCTTAATTAACTCTTTATAAGAATATTTATAAAAAAAGGGACTCCCTTAGGAGTCCTCGGTATATGCTTCATAACCATTATAATCACCAAATAGAAAAGCATCAGATTTTGCTGCTTCTCTATACATCTCTAAAGCATCTTCAGTTTTTATACAGTTGCACTTACAATTTCCTTTACAGGGAGAACCCTGCAAACGTATTTTCGGTAACATCTTGTTTGATTCCTCCGACGATGTAGGATTCAACTTCTGTTTCTTGAGGAGCAACTTGGAGACCCTTCGACGAAATCCA